ATTAGCTACAAACTTTACATTAAAATTATTAGCTACTATAACATTATCTTGTGTAGTAAATATTATGTCTTGTCCTACTGCTAGTGTTTTGTATAATGGTTTTTGTTCTATTGTTAATGCCATTTTATATTGTGTTTATTATATCTTCTTTTATTGCTTTACCTACTTGATCTACAAAATCTTTTAATCCTAATTGTAATGGTCTTTGAAAAAAACTAATACCTTGTATTCCTTGTGTGTATATTTTATTAGCTATTAGATACTGTAAACTTTTTCTTGTAACAAACCTACCTTCTACATCTCTAGGTGCTATCCCTCTTCGTATTATCCATTTATCAAATACTTTCATAGGTGGTCTTTTACCTTTGTATTTATATGGACTTTCAACCCTTCTGCCATCAAACGTAGTGTACTCATTTATTTTTTTAGTACCTGATACCCCTTTGTCTATAAAAGTACCATAATCTGCCATAAAGAACTGTACACTAAAACCTTCTGTAGTTTTTACAACTTTAAACTCTAACGAATTGTATAGTTCTTTACTTACGTTTTTTTTCTTTCTACTTAGAGTTGTCCTAGATTGTTTTATTACATACTTACCAAAACTATTCAAGTATCTTTCTAATGCTAACATTATACACTAGCTACAAATATTTCTACATCTAAAGTAGCAGCAGGACTAACCTGTAAGCTAGTTAAATCTGCCATAGTACCAAAGCTAGGAGATGTGTCTGCTTCTGCTAACATTACATCTTCTGCTGCACATAGTATATGTGATTGTCCTGCTTTTAGTAATACTTGATATAAAGTTGCTGCACCAACTACTGCTAATTCTAAAGTGTTTGTAGTATCTAAATTAGTTACTCTAATATATCTAACATCTTCTTTATCTATTTGAACTGCTGAACCATAAGAGTTAGTATCAAACGCTGCTAAGAAAGTTGTTTGTCCTAAAGTACAACTTACAATTCTTTCATAAACGTTATTTATACTAGTTGTTGTTACAGTATTTGTAGTACCTCTTACTGCACCATTTAGTGTAACACTTTCTGTTACTGTTGTCGTTAAATCTGCCATATTATTTTTTATCTATTTGTTTTAATTTATTTATCGCCCAATTAATACCTGAAGTACCACCCCAAGCATCCCACATTATACCCCCACAACCTTCTGAATAAGGTACATCTTTATTTTGTTGATGTCTTTTAAAACTAGCCATCCTTGCTATAGTATCTCTACTAATATTTTCTTTTCTTGCTAGTTGTCCTGCTCTAGTCCATCCTACCCTAGTACCACAAGAACTTCCGTTTTCTTCTTTCCATTCTATTGCTCTCTTTGCATTGTTACTAGCACTTTCAGGATAGTCGTTATAGCTTTCTAGTCCTATACTAATTTCTTCTAGCTTTTCTAATATATCATCATAGTTCATAAGTAATCTTCGGTGGTATTAGTTGTATTGTTAATTTTCCTATTTTTATTTTAAACATTATTTACCTGCATAACTTATTGACTGTGGTGCTATACAAGTGTTGTAATCATTCTCTATTATTATTGGTAATGTAAACACCCATCCACTTACTGAATTATCAAACCTTTCTGTAAATGGTTCTATTGTTACATCTCCTTCTGTAAAGTATGCAGGACTTTCTCCCTGACTTGCACCTGATAAAAATAAACTTTCTCCATTCTTTAGTGTACCTATTAAGTCATTACAAATACTTAGACAATCTGATAGCACTTCTTGCTCGTTACTTTCATCAGGAAATACTAAGTCCATAATAAATATCTGAAAGTTTAAAGTCATTTGATTATTTTGTGCTACTGCATTAACAGGGTTTATGTGCATTAGTGGGTATAGTGTATTCTTCTCTAAGTCAATCTCAAATATATCTCCTGTTGTTACAGTTTGTATTTGAAAGTGATTAGTACCTAACTGCTTTAGTGTATCTATTGTGTTATTGTAATTCTTAAAATGTGTCATCTTTTAACTTTTTTAGTTTCGTTTAAATCAACTTCATAAGTTAGCCAAGTTAAACATTCATATAAATTCATATTTGTAATAGCACCTAATTTACTTATATCTCCACTTGCTAATCTGTACATCACTCCGAACCATCCCCACTTCTTTGCGAACTTTTCATCTGTAGTGACAGTTTCAACTCCTTCATCCGATCCATTAAATACAACGGCAAAATCGTTGATAGTTCGTTCCCTAAAGTCCAAAAAAAAACCAAGCAGCTATTTACATCTATTGCTTTCATCTTCTTAAACTTTTCTGCTCTCATTCTAACCTCGCTACCTTCGTATCTCTTAATAGTATAGTATTTACCATTCTTCTCTACTATTGGTCTATAAAGAACTGCCATCATCTTAGCTAAGTTATTCTCTATCCCTGCCTGTATGTAGGTTTCTATATCTGCATATTCTCCAAGTGTTATCTCAGATAGATCAGGATGAAACCCATACTCTACTCCTTCTACTTTTATTATCTTCTTTAACCTACTTTTAGCTTTGTTTTGCAACTCAGCTATCTTGTTTAGAATATTAGATACATCATTTATACTTAACTCTTTTACAAGTTTTCTCGGTATGTCTGATAACATAGTTATCGTATCTAATGCTTCTTTGGTCTTTGACTTATTACCATTAATAAGTTTTGCCCATTTTTCAAGTGTTACATCATCCCAACTGTTAATAAGATTGTAAGATTTTTTCTTACCATCTTTCTTAATGTTTACTTGCATAATATATAATAGAATTATTTGTTATTTAGTTTAAAATCGTATATTTGCCTGTTTTCAATAAAATTTTTGTTTTTCATTTAAAGTGCAGCTTTTATAGTTGCACTTTTTTATTGTACAAAATACCTACCTGCATTAGGGTTGTCTAAGTGATAAATTACGTTATACCTTATGCCATCTATTGCGTGATTATAACTATCTACATATAGCTTACTGCCTTTGTCTGCATATACATAGTTATTTAACTCTTTAATTATGTTTGTTGATTGTGAAGTAACTACTAATTCATAATCTTGCATACGAGTTACACCACTTTCTATTGTACCTTTCTTTACAGGTTTTATGTTAACTCCTAAGTGTCTTAAATCTTCTATTAATCTAGGTTCTGCACTATCTGCTATAATTAACTTATTATCTACTTTCTCTAATATTATCTTAGCTAGTTCGTGTGATTTTAAACCATTACGATATATATGTTCTCTTAGATATATCTTCATTTTCTTTTTGTCTATTGCTACTTCTGTTAGTGAATCAGGATCAACAGAAAACCCAAAGTCCATACCACAAGATGTCTGTAGGTTGTCAGGATTAAATTCGCCTATTGTCCAATTCTCAAATACAACACCTTCTGCTTTGTCTAGCCAACCACCTAAGATTTTGTGTTGGTACTTCTTTGTGTTAGTGCTTTTAATTCTATAAATCCTTTCTAAGAAACTTTTAGATAGGTTATCTTTATTGTCTAAGTAAGTAGTATGTATATAGCACACATTGTCCTTAATGCCGTTAAAACCGCTTAAAACACCTCTCTCTTCAAAGAATCTTTTATATATCCAATGTTCTTTAGTTACAGGATTTAATACTAAGATAATTCTATTTTGTACTTTTTTCTCTCTAATACTAAGGTCTATAGTGTCAAAGATATTCTCATCTATTAGTTCTTCTGCTTCATCAAGTACCCAACAGTTTATACCTTGTAAAGATTTAAGTGATGCAGTTTGATTACCTGATGATGTCTTAATACCCCTAAATAGTATATCACTCTTTGTAGATGTATTTACTACTTCTGCTTTGTTTATACTAAAGATTGTGTCTAAACCTAATATACCTATCTTTTCTAAGAACTCAGGAATAATAGATAGATGTGCAGAAACCATTGTATATCTTGTAAACAATACTCTTACACCTTGCGACATAGTAAGTAGAGTTAAGAATACTGTTACTGCATAGGACTTACCTGATCCTCTACCACCTGTAATTATATAATACCTACAGTCAGATGAAAATAATGCACTATACTTTTTATTCAGTTTCGGTCTCAACAAAGTTTATTATAGGTATGTTTAAAGTTTCGCTATTACTCGTTACATCAACTCTTTGTTGTGGTTTTCCATAGAAGTATTCAAAGAACAACTTTACTGCCCATACTTCTTTATTCTTTAGACCTATCTCTAATGACTTTAGTGCATCTGCATTCATAGGTGTTAAGTTCTCTATTAGCTTTTGTTCTTCTGATTTGCTTTTGCGACCTGCACCTTCTCTTTTACCGCCGTGTGTATTCATTTTGAAAAAATTTGATTATTCAAGTTGTATTATATAATAGAAATTATTGATATTCATTTGGTAGCATTAATCTTATACCTAGATCAGACAACGCCCATATTCTTATTTGTTCTGCATATATCTCAAATTCTTTTGTGTTTAGAGATGTTGTGCTTACTATTTTATTTAACCCTATCTTTCTGTCGTTTATCTCTATCATTTGCCATTCATTTAAAAACTTTGCTCTTAGTATGTCGTGCATCTCATCATTAAAATATCCAAGTTCTTCAGCTAATACTTGCACTATACACTTCCAATAGTAATTGTTTTGTACATTAGACCTTGTATTTCTGTGTTTTTTTACTTCTACAGTATATGGACTTTCCATATCTTTTAAATAGTTTACTAATTGCATCTTATCTTTTTTATCGTGTATTACAAATTTCAAAATAATTCTGTTTGATTTATATCTTCTTTTTTTACAATACCTAACATTGTTTCAAATATTGTTTTACCTGCTTCATAATCGACTAAATTTCTTGCTATTTTATTTGTAGGTTGTTTACCTTTATATTTATAAAAATCAAAATCGTGAAATTTACATAGTTTTTTTACTTCGTTTGTACCATTACTTATTTTCACCTTTCTATGAGTAAGAATAGTAGGTAAATTAAAATTTGTCCAGTATAAATGTCTATGTCTTTTATGTGCAGGTATTAGTGGTTCATAATATGGTATTACGTTTTCAACTACATATTTACCATTATATAAGTGTTTTAAAAATAAAATTTCTTCATATAATTTCATATCTGGATATTTCATTTTTATTTTGTTTTTATTAGTTTGTACTAATCTGCTATGAGTAGGACATGGTGGTGAACTCCATATAAAGTCGTATTCTTTATAATGGTCTAGTAAGTATTGATGTGCATCTGCTACAATTACTTTATCATTAGGAAATCTCTCTTGATATAATCTTGCACATTCTGGATCAAGTTCAACTGCAGTTACTTCTATATCGTCTTTTACTTCGTTCCACTTATATCTGTTTCCACCAAGACAAGCATATAAATTTAATATTTTCATTAGCTTGTAAACTTCTCTTTAGTTTCTTTCCACATTCTATCTTTTGTTTTACTTAAAGATTTTTCAGTTCTTTTTAGTTGTGGAAATCCATTAAACTGTTTAGCTACTTCTTGCATATACTCTCCACATTCAGGACATTCAGTACCTATGTTTACTACACGACCATCTATTACTTTCATTACAACTTTGCTTAACTCTTTTTGTATTTCGCATTTGTTACATTGATATATTAGCATAATTATTTTTTAAGTTTTAATTCTTCTAACTCAAACTGCAAATGTGCTATTGCTTTTTTTATACATTCTTCAGGTCTTTTATGTTTAAAGTTTGCTCTTAATAAATAGGTTACTGCGTTACCTACATTAAAAGAAAGTTCCCAATCTGATACAACTTTCCTAGCTTCGTATTTATAATTTTTTCCTATGTAGTATTTTGGTATTCTTTTATCTTTCATATTCTTTTACTATTTTTTTTATCCCTTGAAAGCAGTTGTTTAGACAAGTTCCACAATTACTTGTAGGTTTGTAATTTGTTTTGTATATAGTATTATATAACTCTATCATTTTCTTTTTTGCTTCTACATTTTTTGCTACTCCTGTCTTTATATCATCCCATAGTACAATACATTCGTGTATTAATTCTGTAGGTATGCCTGTGTCATTTTGTTTGTAAGGGAATAACTTATTTAGTTTTTCTTGTCTTTCATCACATCCACAATCTTCTGCACCTGCTACTTGTGCTATCTTCTTAGCTAGTTTATCTATTTTAGTTGCAGAAGTTATCTTTTTTATAGTATCTCCTAAACCTTTTGATTTTTCATTTAATTTCATTATCTAATTGTTCTTTAAGATATTCTCTTACTTTATCTATAGTTGTAAACAAACTATTTCTACTTATACCTGTTTTCTTTGCTAGTCCTGTTAATGTGTTACCTTCGTAGTAATACAATTTAAATACATCACGATCATACCAATATACATTCTCTAATGCTTTGTCTATTTGTTCTAGCTTTTGCCATTGTTGGTATTCTTCAGGATTAGGTATATTGTATAGATTTTTTTCGTTTGAAGTTTCTCCACTTTCTGTAATGTCGTATGTTATACTACTAGCTTGTGCATCTAAGTTAGTATAGTATTTTTTATACTTATAATAGTAAGGACTTCTAGGACTTGTAAAACTTCTTCTTAATACTACTGCACCATATCTTACTAAACCTTTCTGTCCATCTTTTTCATATATGTCTTTAAGGACTGTAGGGTTCATTTGCAAAAAATATAACATAAGTTCTTGTACTGCTTCGTTTATTTCGTTTTCATCAATAGTAAAAGAGTAGGACATATCTACAAATGTTTCTCTACAATCTGCTACTACTTGATATATTTTATTCATTATTATTTTCTATCTCTCTTAAATCTCTAACTAATAATTCTAGTGCGTTGTCAAGTAATAATTTATAAGCTCTTATAGCTTCAAGGTTTCTTTTTGTTTGTATTCCTGCAAAATATCCATTGACCATAACAGAAGTGTTTATTGGTATTATCATTAACCAATCATTCCAATTACCTTTTTCTACATCTTTACCATAGCTATTATGATACTCAATGACAAGACCTAAAACTTCTTTAAAATTATTATATTTAGTTTGTGATGATATTTCTTTAACAAAAGTTAGCATTAAATTTAAATAATCATTTACTATTATTTGATGTGTAGTATTTGCAAATATTGGTTTGTCCATACCCAAATATAGAAAATTAATTACTCTATATTCTTTTCCTTTTTTATTTTATTAACAAGGTCTTTGTAATAACTTATCTTTTCTGTGTAATCTACTCTAGTCATTTTTACATTTACCTTTGACAAATATTCTAATTCTTCAGCAGTACCTAAACCATACTTTGCATCTAAATACATTCCAAATTTATACTGCTCTCCTTGTCCAAACATATTACACTTGACACATTGTACCTGACAATTTTTTTCATCCCATCTTGTGTTGTGATGCCTACGAGATTGAAAGTGTCCGTTCTGTAGTTTTTTGTAATGATCTATCTTACCACAAGTAAAGCATTGAGCAACACCCATATCTGTAGCTTCTCTTAATCTTATATATTTAGAAAACCAACTATCTAATTCTTTTTTAAGTTTACTTACAGGTTTTTTTATCCCCATATTAACTTTTGTTCAAACTGTGGTTTTGGTTTAAAGTATAGATATTTTGCTACTGTAGTTTTTCTATTAAATCTAGTAGTAAATTCTACATCTGTTTTATGTATATTATATCCTTGTTTTTTTAATTTATATATTATATCTGCTAACCTTGTAGCACCATATAATTTTATAGCTTGTAAACTTGTAATATGACCATAATTTTTTAAATGCCATTTTATTGCATCTGTTGCACTAGTTATTTCATTTTCAGTTATAGTTATTGTTTTCATTTTGTTTTATTTTAAATTTATAAATTACATAACTTATAACAGGAGTTCCTAAAAATAGTGTTAATAAACTAGGATGTGGTTCTCCACATAATCCTGTTAAGTGTCTTAAAAAATCTATCATTTAATTTGTTTAATTTGTGGTTGGTAAAATTCTACATTCTTCTGCTTCAAAGTTTCTACTTTATAAATAGCTTCTGCTATTGTTTTTTTGTGTTCTAATATCCATTTATAAAAAGTTCTTATATTAAGAAAAGGATCAAAGTTGCAAAACCTTACACCTTGATAAAAAGCATCTTGTATTTGTGTAAAATACATTCTTCTAAATCTATTTTCTTTTTGTAAATCTTCAGATAGTATCTTTGCAAGTGATGCCATAGTTTTTGCATCTGCCCTATGTCCTAACTCTACTGATGTTTTAGCAATCAGGTCTAATGTTTTTTCTGTTAGTTCTTTTAAATTTTCGTTTTCTAATGTTTTCATTTTTTAAATTTATATTTAGACATATCATTTTTTATTAATCTTCTATGTACATATACATAATCTTCTGTAGGCTCTTTGAATCTTTTACCTATTTCTAACTTACCACTATACTTAAAATAATTATCTAAATCTATAGTATTTTTTTTATATAAATTTTTTAAGTAAATCATTTGCTTGTATTCATCTATCATATTAAGTCCTTTGCTTTTTGCCATTCATCTATCTGTGCATCTAATTTAGATGTACCTAACTTTTTACTATCCCATTTTGCAGAATTTTTTGCCCAACGAGCAAGTCGCAACTTAACATCAAACGTAGATTGCTTTTCATATCTCATTTTAGCATTAACACGATCAGAACTTTTTTCTGTCCAATAATCTATAAATTCTTGCTTCATTTGTTTTGGATAGTCAAAATACATAACGTGATTAACAAAACCATCTCTCTTAGATATATTATTACTTGTAATATTAATACTTGTATTATTATACTCCGTGATTTCGTGTATAGGGGTATCCATCTTTTTCGTTATACCTATACATCTTTTTGTGATTACGTTCCTTAAATCTCTTTCTATTTTAACTGTTATAAAACCTTTCTTTTTAAGTTCTGTAATCCAAGAACTTATAGTATTTTTATTTACGTTATATAATTGTGCAAAATAATTGTTTGAAGCAAAACAAAAACCATACTTATTAGTAAGTGCAGTTATCTCTCCGTATAATAATTTAGCATTAGGTTTTAGATCAGAATACCTTACATTAGCAGGTATTATTGCGTAGTAATTTGGTTTTTCATTCATAATGTTATAATTTCTGTAGAGTAATCAACTTCTCTAAATGCGTTTTTAATTATATCAATATTTTTTGAAAATTCCAAATAGGTAGTTGGTAACATATATTTTGCGTTACCACTTGTTATCTTAATTTTAACCTGTGGTTTAGCAGCAATCTTTATACCTGCATCTATTAAACATTTACATAATTCGTGTCTATTAGGAAAAACTACTTTAATTTTTTCAGATTCAGTATAAGCATCATAAACTTTATTAAATATATTTCTATAATAAGGAAAACTAGCATAATTAGATTTATGTGAGTTCTTGTAATGCAATACAGAAGTACGTTCCTTTTTAATTATATCTGCAATAGTAGTAGGGTGTATATCTTTAGATATAATTCCTATTACTGATGCTACCATTCTTGGTATTAGGACTTCTTGCTTTCTTGTATTAAAAGCTAAAGAACCTTGTTGCAACCCTACTATCTCTGTAGTAAGGTCGCAAATGTGTTCAAATTTTTCTCTATCTGTCATTATTAAAAAGGTAAATCTGAATCAAACTTTTCAGCTACTTTATTAATTTTATTTTGTGTAGGAGTTAAACCCCATACCCATTCATAAAACATTTGTGCATTTTTTAATACATCTTCAGGTGTACAGTTATTATCAAAATCAACGGCAGCTTTTAAACTAGATTGTTTTACAATAAGTTTTTGTACATCATCTTGTTTAGGATTTGATTGACTTTGATTATTTTTTTGATAATCTGTTACAATCTTAATACTTCCTTTGTCATTCATAGTGTAAGATATATCTTGTCCTACACTTAATTTAGAATCATTTGACTTACGATATATTTTACCTACATCTCCGTTATCTAATTCTATTTCAAATACATATAGTTCTTTAAACATCCCTGAACCCTGTACGTTTACTACTTTACTATTTTTCATATTTATTTATTTATTAAATTATTATCATATTCCCAAGCACTTATACAATGCTTTTTACATTCAGTACAGATTTTATTTGCATCTATATCTGCTTCACAACAGTAGCTTTTTTTACTCCATACTTTTTCACAATTACATTTGTTATAATCTCCACATATAACACATCTTATATCATCATCAATATATATATCTAATGTAGGATCAATACAATGTTCATAAGTTCCTTTTAACCAATCTTCAAAATTTATATCCATAACATAATAATTTTAGTCATACATACTACAAAAGCTACTGCCAAAATGCTAGTAGCTAATGTTTTAATAAATGTATAAGTTGTATTAGGAACTACAGAAACGGCATAATCTCTAATATGTTGATGTTTAAAAAACTCTACAACTTGTTTTGCATTAAGTATATACTCGTTTCTTGTTTGTCTGTTAATTACTTTATAGTTTGTTTTCATAATTTTTATTTTATGGTACAAATATATAAATAATTAACTAAGTAATTAACTAAGTAATTAAATAAGTTATTAACAATTATAATGTTAATATATATAAGTTATTGATTATAAAGGCATTAAAAGGTTTAATGGTGTTTTACCATTATTAAGAATAACTGCACAACCTATTGCAGGTTTTTTACCATACTTAGCATAAGCCATAGCATAACTTTCGTGATCAATACCACATCCTGTCTGTAATCCAAATACTCTAAAGTTTTGTCCTACATAGTGTTCACAATATGCTTGTGTGTGTAAATGACCTTGTACTGTGTTCATCATATCTGCTCTACACTTAGTACGTGCCGTACCGCCTTCTCCGTGTAAATATTGTACACCATCTTTTACATATCTTTCTACAAAATTCCAATTAGGTACTTCTAATACTTCTTTGTATGACTTAATCCATTTGCTTGGTATTGATGAAGTTTGACTTTTACGCATTATAATTCTGTCGTGGTTTCCTATTATTACAGTTGCTTTAGGAAAAGCATTATACCACCTAGATATTCTCTTAATAGCTAATTCTAGCTCATCTAAGCCGCCCATACCATCTGCTGAGGTCTCGTGGTAACTTGCATAGTGATTGTCTATTATATCGCCTATAAACACTATCTCTGTGCAATTATAGGTATGGTATTGTTCTATACACCAATTAAGATACGAGTCAAGACAAAAAGGTTCGTGCAAATCTCCAATTACTAATACGTTACTTACTTCTTGCTCTCGCAGTTTTTGAATGACTTGTATCTCGTGTGGTTTTAATCTGTATCTATTACTTCGCATCTTTACCAAAGTCCTGTAAACCTGTAACTCCTAGTAGTGCTAACAATGCCCAAAATATTTCGCTAACGTGAACTTCATCTACACCTAATGATCTTGCAACAAAAGGAACTATTATTGCTGCTATTGTGTACCATACTTTCTTGGATTTTAACATTGTCATTATTAAATATTCTTTCATTTTATTTGTTTTTTATTAATAGTTTTATGTTCTCGCCACCTAAATTAAGTATTCTCCTAAGTAAAAAATCTAAAGCATATTTAGATTTACTAACATAGTCCTGTTGATTATTGTAACCTACTAGAATACAACCTAGTGTATCTTCAGGTTTATTACCCCTATGAAATAGGATATAACTTCTATCAGGTACTTCCTGTACTAAAAGATGTAAATAATCTCTTGTAGCACTCTCTCTCGGTGTACGCAACCTTACATTGTAATTACCTATAGGTACACAACTTATATTGCGTTCATTGTTTATGTATGGATTTTCTAAAGTATCACATACATATTCTTCGTTCAGATATAACTTACCAACTATAGATTTATCTGTAAATATTTCTCTAATTAAGACAAGATTAACCTTGACCTCTTGACTTTTTTTTGAAAGCAGTTTGTCCTTTGGAAGCATTTTTAGAATGTACTCCTTTACGTTTCTTAGGAGTTTTTTTAATAATTGTATAAGATTTAATTTTTTTTGGCATTCTTCTTTTTTTGATTATACCATTTATCGATAGTATAAGCTATAGAAACAACTAACAGTATTATTTTTAGTGCTAGTTCTAAATTTGTGAAAGTTGTAACACTAAGAACAGTTCCGTTTACTGCTGCTACTTCTAGTGTGTCCTGTACTGTTTTTTGTATTGGCATTTGTCAAATATGTTTTTAATTTAATCTTGTTTACTTCTTTTACTTTATATCTTTTTTTCATTATGTTAAATCAGGTGTTAAAAAATCTCTTAAAGTAATTTTATCTCCTTGCATTTTAGGTCTTTCTAAATTCATTCCTGAATAGTATGCGTTGCTATCAGGGTTTACATCTGCACCTGAGTTTGTAGAATATTCAGGAAAAAAGCTAATGTTGTTCTTAATATATTCTATCATACGTTCCATATAATACTCTCCTGTATTTAATACTTCACTTCTAAGGTGTTGTGCTTCTTCTGTAGTTAAAGCTACTCCATTTTCTGATGTCTTAGAATATATGTTACCATTTTCTATCTTAAAACGTAAAAAAGGTATTGCGTGATATAACGCAAAGTTAGGCAGCATATCTCCTATATATGTATTTAATAAAGTTTTGTAGTTAGCATTAGCAGGATCATTTATAGTACCTGCTACTATAAGGTCTTTTATTTTTTGATTTAGGTCTGTACCTAACTTAGTTTCTACATAAAGTTTCTGTGCTTGTTTTATGAAAGGTAATAGAAACTCAGGATCTACATTTAGTCCAATGGATGTAGCATCCTTAAGTTTATCTTCTGATATGAATAGTACGTATGCCATATTATCTCTTTTTTACGAATCCGTTATTTTTCATTCTTTTAGGTGCTATTGCTACTCTCTTGTCATTTCTCTTAGCAGTAAACCCTTCTGATCTAGCTTTTGTATATCCTACTAAATCTGCATCTTTAATCTTTGTACTTACAGATATACCTAGTTCTGTTCTGTATATTTGCCTTAGCCAAAAGTGATGGCAGTTACCACCACCTTTATATAAGAATATATCGTATGTATCTGCACCACCTTTACCCCAACCTGGATTTACTCTCTTTGTACTCATTCTAGAAATATCTTCCTTACGATATAATTTTTTTGATTCTAACATTTTTTTGCAAAAATCTCTTTGTTTACCTGATTTTCTACTTAAAAAATTATCTTCTGCATATACATATCTAACTCTATAGTAGTCGTATGTCTTTTTAGAAATACCATCTTGCTCAGATTTACTGTCAGGTCTAGCAACTCCTGTAGTTGCTAACTCTACTTTCTCACTAGCTATCTGATTTAGTTCTTCTTCAAAATCAAAATCTGCGTGTTCTCCATCTACTACTTCTTCATCTATCAGTTCCCAACCTTCAGGTATATCCTCTACAGTTTCTAAGAAAGCATCTAACTCAGTTTTAGCTTGTATAGGTACACAGTTAGGTACTTTCCTACCATCTTTTATTTTATGTCCTATAGGTTCATATCCTGGTTGGCAAGGGTTCGGTGTTATCATATCTACATCTTCATAACACTTTTTGTCGCAATCTTCTTTCTTTTTATCACAGTCGCATTTTTTTAAGCTAGTTATTTGTTCGTGATTTTCACAAGGCATATAATACTCATTACCATCTTGTGTATGTATATGATGTCCACTACATCCTAATCTTTCTGCTTCTGCTTCTGCTTCTTCTATACT